AAGTCCGGTGATCATAACCTGATCACCATCAGTAAACCCATGATCAGGGTGGAATACTATAGCTGCTGGTGACCCACTAGTTACATCAATAGGATCAGTTGTTAAAAGGTTTATTGATGGATCTGCATTTTCCAATATTGCTTCAGCTGTTGAATGTCTAAATCTAGCTGTGTGCAATTCAAACGCCATATCAATTGTTTGATCTGGTTCCCAAATAAATGAGTTTTGAGATTTGAAAAATGAACCTAGTGTTGGTTGTTGTGTAATTCTTCTTTCAGTAGATCCAAGAATAAATTCACCTGTTTTACCAATGTAAACGTTATATTCAATTGTTTCAGCTTTTAGAACAAATGCATATTCAGTATACGAATTCAGGTAAATAGGCTCATCAAATTCAAAGTAGGTAATAGCAGTACCATCAGCAGATATATTCACATCAGCCGGATCCTTAAATACTACACCTCCCGGCAGTACTTGGTATGCCGCAGGAGCACCTTCAACAGCAGGCCTTAGTTCTAGTTGAACCGGAACAATTGGATCTTTTGAAGCAAATCTTATACCAACCTTTGTACAGAAAATACCATCTGGCCTTGGAACATAGAATGTTTGAGCGATAGGATCACCACCGCCGCCACCATCACCACCTTGGTTGCCGTCATCAGGTGGATCTGGAATTCTTCTTACAGATCTTGCAGTACGTGTATCAGTTCTAATATTTAAGCTTCTTGTTGATCTAATAGTTTGTTGTCTAGTTTCAAGAATACCGTTTGCCTCATATGAAGCAAATGCTCTTGAAGTAGAATCTGCAGGCTTTGGAACTGTAATGTCCAAAAGCATAAACTCTCTTCTACCTGTTCTAAATTTTTGAACGCCATTAGGAAGGAAGAAAGATCCTTCAATTTTACCAGTCTCATCTGTAATAAGAGTAGACTTACCTTCAGGATGCTCAGTTGCATTATTGTGTCTAGACCCAAATTGAGTAGGATCATCTGAAGTTCTTTGGAATGTTTCTTCTCTTACCCATTGAGAAATATCTTTTTCATCAAAGTAAGGGAATAGTCTTGTTTCCGGTTTTAAGCCTTCAGCCTTAAAATAAATTTTCCTAGATCTCATAAACGGAATAACTGCAACATCTAAAACTCTATCGCCAATAACTTCACGAATAGTTTCACCTTGAACAATTCTAGTAACTGAAGTCGTAGTTGTAGTGGTTATAGTACGACCGCTTTGACTAGATCCTGACGAAACTGAACGACCTAGTTGTCTACCAGCAAGATTAGAAAGATCTGTTCCACCCCACTGCCATTCCCAGTTATTCCAAAGATTTTGCTGTGCAGGATTAAGTCTGAATCCTCCATCTACAATTCTTGGTGGTACTCTTTTTACTTCACGCCAATCGTCTGATTGTGGTGAAAGAAGAACTCGACCTGTATGAGTAATAACTGCAAACGGGTTAACGTTAATTGTACCAGAATATAAAGGCTGATCAATAAACTTTAGATCATCATATTTAATATAAACGTTATCGCCTTTTTTAATTGTATTGGTTGACTTATCTGAGTCATAAACAAAACCGATTTGATCTTCATTAAACGAAGGTCTAACTATTCCTTCTCTTGGATCAATCGCTGCAGCGTATTCTGGATTATTAACTGCTGATGCTAATTGATCAGAAAAGTTATCAACTAAAAATCCAGCTTTAGTTCTATCAGCACCTGTTGAATCAAAAACACTAAATGTTCTTAGATTTGTTTCTAAAGCATTAAGCGTAGCTATTTCTTCTAATTGATCGATACGAGTTTCAAGTTTACCAATGTCTGCCATTGTAAATACTTTTGTCTCAATAAGATCAGTGTCAGTGTCTGAATCATTTAGAGTAAAAGGATTTAGCTTAAGCTTATAAAGCTCTAATGAATTTTCTGGTGTTTCTGGAAATCTTGGTGAAAGATCTGATTGACCAGGAATGATTTCAATCATTCCAGTTTCTTTGATAATGAGTTTATCATATCTTGGCATATAAGTTTCTTGATCAAATCTAATCAAAGAGTTAGGCTTTGGTAGCTCGTTAATACGAGCAGTACCACCAGCAAAGTCAGTTCCATCATCAGTCAATCGAGGACGGAAGTCTAATACATCTCTTAAATTAACTATAGTTCCATTTGACAATTCGTGGTTTGGAATGTCAGCATAATCTACTTGTCCAGTATATGAGTTAACTGCAAAGAAATCGCCAGATGCACCATGTGTAAAATATGAAAATGAGCAGAAAACGTTACCAGCAGGTTCCGCCGCACCTTGCTTAAGAATTAGTCTAGCTGGCGCATAAAAATTGTCTCTTTGTCCATTGTCAACAATAAATCTACTTGAAATATCTGTGCCATCAGATTCACCATCAGCAACAAGCAATACCTTAAACAAATCTGGTTTTTCAAGATTTAGAGCAAGAACTCCAGCACCTGTACCATCTGAATCCAATGTAGTTCTAATAAAGGTTCCATTGGTTGCTAAACCCTTTGGTCCAGTTGTAGGAGGAGAATTTAGAGTTTTAGATCTAACAGTACCTTGAGATTTATCAACTTTAGTTAATAACTCAAAGTTTGTTGTTGTTGGTCCGCCTGAAATATTAATAGTTGCTGTGCCAGTACCAGTGATAGTCACATCATTATTAGTAAGCATTTTACCACTTGAATCAAGAGTAAAAATCCACTCAGATGGAGAAGCGAAAGTTTCACCTGATGCTGTTAACGTAAGTGTTTCTGATCCAGAAAAGTCAAACTGTCCAGTAAAGTATCTTTGTACTTCAAGACTAATATCTGTAATTTGCTTAGGTCGACTATTTGGAAGAGGGAATAGAAGATTATTATTAATAGCTCCTTTAAGTTCAGTTTCACCTCGTGTTTGCTTAACGTTAACATAGTCTGAAGTTGAGCCACCAATTGATTTGACATCACGAAATGATTTATCGCTATTCATTGAAATATCAAAAAGATAGTACTTATAATCTGCACCATCTTCTTCAATATATCTTGCTCTTGCAGTACCGATTGTTGTGCCTAAGTGATTAGCAGAATCTCTTAAATTTCTAGTTTGATAGGCGTTTAGATTAGGAAGCCTCTTAAACATCACCTCTAGTCTTGGATCGTTTGTTGAGTCAAGTTCAACATAGTTGCCAAAGTTTGCAGCAACAACCTGGTTATTAAGATCAGTAGTTTCTTGTGCTTTATCAATAGTAATTGTTTTAGGAATCATGCTTTCAGCACGATAGCCATTAACATAAGCCACACCAGCAGAAATATCTACATCAAGTTTAGTGTTATCAGAATCATTCTCGTCAAATTTAACTCTAAACTGCTTAGCACTAAAGTTACCATTTGTTTCATATGCTCTTTGTGAAACATAATCTGCAATTTTTGCATATTGATTTGTTCCATTTGCAAATTCAGAAACGGAACTATTAATTACATTAGCATAAAAAACAAAATTTTCATCAGAATCAACATTGGCTTTGTCAATTAACTCTAGTCTAATTCTATATCGATCAGCACCTGCTGCTGCCTTATTAGGAATTGATCCTTGATTATCATATAAAGCTTCATTGTCTGAAGCTTTTACAATATCTTGAATTACCTTGAATCCAACAGTCGCTGTTACATTATTGCTGTATTTTGAAAGAATGATTGATTGGTCTTCAAAGAAAACGAAGTGGCCTTGTACAAAGAATGATCCGGTATTAACAGAAGCTCGGGTACCCATACCTGATGACGGATTAGCAACAGTGTTTGTTGTTTGAACTGTAAGAGTAAATCCTCCTCCAGAAATTTCCTCACCAGGAGTAAATCTAATAGGACTAGTAGATGAAGTTCCTGTTGAAGTTTTAGTGTATCTAAGATATAGTGTTGCAGGATCGACTGAACCCGCGGCAACAGCTTCAATGACTACAGCTTTAACTCCTGAAGTTGCTCCTGTAAATTCTATGTTATTATAATCGTTAGGGTCTGTTCTAAAAATATTTACAGAAGTATCTAGCTTAATAAACTCGTATTCTTTGTTAACAGTAATTCCACCTGGATTTACTGCAGCACCTTCTTTGAAAATGTTTCGAGCAAACATTTCAATTTCTCTTTGTATAATAGTCTGCATTTGCGTAAGCTCTCTAGCTTGCAATGCTCGACCCGAGTTAAAGAGAATACGATGATAGTTATCGCTATCTCTGAAATCGTCTCTATATGTATCCGAAAATATTTTTTTCGTAAAATCAACAGCCATCTTATTTTTTACCTATTAGAGTTGAATCACAACTTTAATGTCCTCTGTTTGGTCATTAGACCTTTCAATTGGTGATCTATTATCAATATATAGTAACTCCCCTGAAAAGGGATTTACGTCTGGGAATCTATATGCAAATGTATCAGAATCAGTGGCAGCGTTTTCAATAATGCCATCTCCATTACCATTTTGTTCAGTGAGGACTTCTCCTTCTTGGAAAACTCCAAAGCCGGTTACTTCTGATTGATGGTAATAAATTCTACTTGAATCTACAAAATCAACTAAACCTTTAGCTGAGGATGAGGCTCCAAGGATTGTTCTATCAACAGTAAATGGTGTTGATACAGTTGAAAGTTTTAGATAATTCAACGTGTTTCCAACATCTGCAACGTATAGTGGTCCATCTCCACCAGCACTATCTGCTTCGACATTTTTAAGCAATAGTGTTTGTCTAAAGTCGTTACCAACTTTTAGAATATCATTTTCATCGCCAGCAATTCTTGAGTTAAACATTAATGAAAATGATCTTAAGTCTTCTCTTGGATCTGCACCAACGCCAGCGGCTGGTCCAAAGACTGCTCTAGCAGTAGCACCTGTACCACCGCCACCATTAATTGCAATATCGGCTCTAGTGTATCCGGATCCAAATGCATGTCCTGTTTTAGAACCTGATCCGGAATCATTCATTTCAATTTTAGTTACTATTCCATTTGAAACTGTAGCTGTCGCAGCAGCCTGCTTGCCAGAGTTATCTCCTGTAATTTGTATTGTAGGAGTTCCTGTGTATCCACTGCCAGCACTTAATAACTGTATAGAAATAATTTCTCCCTGAGTTGCTGCTTCTTGCACAAGCCTTTGGTTAACCTGCAAAGCAGATAATCCTGGAGTTCCTGCTGAATCATTAACTTTAGTTACAGGAATGAAATTTGCTGAAGTAAATTTAGTACCATCAAGCGCACCGATAGTGTATAAGTATTTCCAAATGTAACCATCCGCAGTCGAAATTGGTCTAGAATTTGTACCGGTTGGTTTAACTGTTGATGTCACTGACGATCCAGCTGCGTTTCGACCTGGTTGAATACACATATACACAGAGTTTTCATCTGTAAGAACATAATATGGATTGGTTGGATATGCAGCATACGCATCATCAAATGCGCTGTAAATAGTACCAGACGACCAGTTATGCCGAGGAACAACAAAGGAAACTGTTTCAGCAGTCTTTACTGCTTGCATTCCTAAGCGTGCATTTCTTTCATCTCTTTGAGACTTAATTGGTGTAGGTGCAGCATCGGATGAATCCCAAGGTTCAGATCTTCCAATCCCAACATAATAGTTGTTACTAGAGTCTAACACATCATCAAATAAATGATTAATGAATTGTCTTTTAAGTCTATCTGTAATAATCGCAGCCATGTTTTATCCTATACTACCGTAGCACCGTATTGGCCAATAATCTGCCAATTGGTATTATCCCAAATTAAAATGCAACCATCGTTTTGGTCCAATACAATATCAGCGCCTGCACCGAATGAGGTAGGTGTGATAGTTGCTATACCAGCACCTTTGTTTGTAAAAATCTTTTGTTCTCCAACAGTGGTTCCATCTGCTAGACCAATTGCTGAAGCAGTTCCTATATTAATAATTACATAAGAAGTTGCACTTGGTGCAGTACCAGCAGAAGTCATTTCAGTAACAGTTGTAGCAATCTTTTGTACTTCAACTGATCCTAAGCCTTTAGGTGAAAGCTTTAAGTTAATATTTGTATCGCTTCCTGACGCAGCTAGTTCAGGTTTTCCTGCAGTTGCAGCATTACTTAGTGTGACTTCATTTACTGCTGATGCTGTAGCCGTTATCTTTAATAGCTCAGCGCCGTTAACATCATTTATTTTTCCAGTAATAGCTGGGTTGTTAATTGTTGCAGAATCTAAAGTTTTATTTTCTAAAGTTTGTGTA